TGCACTACGAGCTGCGCGCTGCCGTCGCACGCAACCAGTATGAGTCGGTCGTTGGCTTCTCTCGGGGCGAAGTTGACCCCGTAGCAATGACTCTGGGCATATACCGCGGCGGGCCTCCCCCCCCTCCTCCGCCCAACGGGGCGATTACCGTCAAGGTGCAAAATTCCAACGTGCGCGCAGCACCAGGCACAAACAACCCTGTGGTCGGCGTGCTTGCGGCGGGCAGCGAAGGAAAGGCCATCGCACGCAACGCAGAATCGACGTGGGTGCAGGTCGAGGTTGGCAGCGTCAGCGGGTGGATGGCCGAATACCTGCTGAACATAGTGGGCGGCGTTGCTGCGTTGCCGGTTGCGGGTGCGCCGGTGGAGCCGCCCCCCGTGGAGCCGCCCGTTGACCCGCCGGTCGAACCGCCCCCCGCATTTGATGGCGTGCCGCTGAGAGTTTTGACGAATTCCAACGTGCGCTCGGGGCCTGGCACAACGTACCAGGTGCGCACCGTTGCGCGAACGGGCACGGTGGGAAAGGCGATTGGCCGCAATGAAGAGGCAACGTGGATCGCTGTTGACCTGCCGGAAGTGGACGGCTGGATCGCTGAGTTCCTGCTTGATGTGGAGGGCGACCACGGCATTCTACCGGTTGTGCAGGTGGAATCCGGCGGCGACACCTTTCAGCGGTCGATGGTGTTCGTGAAACGCTGGGAAGGGGGCTGGGCGGACAATCCCGCGGATCCGGGCGGCGCGACCATGAAGGGCATCACGATTGGCACGTACACGCGCTGGCGTGTGTCGCAGGGGAAGCCTGCACCGACGAAATCAGAGTTGCGCGCCATCACCGACGAAGAGGTCGACGCCATCTACCGTGCCTGGTACTGGGAGGCAAGCGGCGCTGACAAAATGGCGTGGCCCATGTGCCTGGCGCATTTCGATTTGGCCGTGAACGGGGGGCCGGGCCGCGCTGCACAGGCGCTGGCTGCGGTAGGCCAGAATTTCGACGCTTACATGACGTGGCGGGAAAACTGGTATCGGACGCTCTCCGGGTTCCCCACATTCGGGGTTGCATGGCTGCGGCGTTGCGCCGACTTGCGCAAAGTGGCGGGATAACGCATGGCATTAGATTTCACTGGCTCAAGCATTGCCTACAGAAATGGCGTAAACATTGGCAACGTCCAAACCATCATGGCTTGGGTCAAGTTCGACGCGCTGTCCGGCGGCAGTTGGCACAATTGCTGGCATCATTCGAGCCTAAACTCTCTTGGCTCCTACGGCGCGACTGTCGAGTATTGGTCAACCGGCACGGGTTATACGGGCGGGACGCTAACCACGGCGACGTGGTTCCACATTGCTGTTGTGCGTAACGGCACTGCGTACGCCGTCTACGTGGATGGCACATCGGTAGCCAGCGGGACTGCCACCCTGGCCGGTGTAAATGCCGCCCTGGTGCTGGGCGCATGGGGCGGTTCCGCGGACTTCCTGGACGGCGCAATGGCGCACGTGCGTGTGTACAACGGCACGGCGATGACGCAGGCGCAGGTGCAGGCCGAAATGGCGTCGGCTACGCCCGTTGTAACGGTGAACCTGTACGCTGCGTGGAGCCTGGACAGCGTACTCACGGATTCATCCGGCAATGGACTCACGCTCACGCACAGCGGCACGCCCGCCTATGTAAGTGGCCCGACCTTCGGCGGGGGGGCGCAGACCGTATCGCCAAATGCAATCGGCGCTGCATCCACAGTCTATGCGCCAACCGTATCGCGGGGGGCCGTCGTTGTTGCGCCCAATGCGATTACGAGCGGTGCGCAGGTTTACGCTCCCACGATAGCACGTGGGGCGGTGACCGTTGCGCCCAGCGCAATCGGCGCAGCAAGCGCAGTGTATGCGCCGACAGTGCAACCCGGCGCAGTGCAAATTGCGCCCGTTGCAGTAGGGGGTGCGTCCACAGTCTACGCGCCGACCGTGATTGTCGGCGCGGCAACAATTGCCCCGGACATTGTGGCGTCGGCGTCCACGGTCTACGCGCCCACTGTGACGCTAGGCGGTGTTACGCAGGACGTCGCACCGGCTTACATTGCGGCAACGACGACGGTTCACGCGCCCACGGTGCAGCCGGGTGCGGTGACTATCGGCGCTGCGTTTGTGGCGTCTGGTGCGACAGTCTACGCGCCGACCGTTGGCGTTGGTGTTGTTGTGGTAAGCCCGGATGCAATCAGTGCAACGGCAACAGTCTACGCACCGACGATTGCGCGCGGTGCGGTGCAGGTTGCGCCCAACGCCATTGCATCCACAGCGCAGGTGTTTGCGCCCGCGCTGAATGTGGGCGGCGTGACGATATTACCCGATGCCATAGCCAGTGTGGCGCAGGTTTACGCGCCAAACGTTCTGGCGGGCGGCTCTCTGATTGAGCCTGACGCTATCAGCAGCGGCGCGCAGGTTTACGCGCAGACTGTACAGCCTGGCGCAGTCATAGTTGCGCCAGACGCCATAGCAAGCACGGCGCAGGTGCATGCGCCGCAAGCCGTGCCCGGCGCAGTAACAATTGTGCTGGATGCCATCGAAAGTGCGGCGGTGGTCTATGCGCCCGAACTGACAAGCGGCGCTTCGATTTCACCTGACGCAATTGCAAGTGCAGCGCAGGTGTTCGCCCCCACGTTGACGCCGGGGCCGGTGACAGTTGCGCCGGACTACATCGGCAGCACAGCCATTGTGCATGCGCCCACAGTGCAGGGGGCGGAATGGATCATCGAGCCGCCCTTCATTGCGGGCAGTGCGCAGGTATTTGCGCCGGTTGTTGTTGTGGGGGCCGCGACGGTTGCGCCGGATGCCATAGCGTCGGCGGCGCAGGTATTCGCGCCTATCGTGCAAGGGGGCGGGGTTGTCGTTGCGCCGGACGCCATCGCAAGCAGTGCGCAGGTGTTCACCCCCTACCTGATTTTGTTCGGCATTCTGACGGCGGCGGGGCGCGTGAGTACAGTGGCTGGAGAAACACGGGTTGCAACAGTAGTTGATGACAGGGTGCTAATCGTTCCGGGCGAAAACCGGCTAACAACAGTGGAGGCATGAAATGGCAAGCGTCGTATACCCGAAAGCGAAAGAACAGTTTCTGCAAGGCGGCATCAATCTCTCGAGTGGCGTTGTGCGCGCCGTGCTGATTGACACCGGGACGTACACGTACAACGCAGCGCACAACGCGTATGACGACTTGACCGGCGTCGTAGCAACGGAGACGGGCGCGCTCACGGGCAAGACCTTTACCAATGGCGTCTTTGACGCCGACAACGCAACCGTCACGGCGGCAACCGGCGCGACTGCTGAGGCCATCGTGCTATTCCTCGACACCGGCACACCGGCGAATGACCTGCTGCTGGCGTACATCGATTCCGGGACGGGGCTACCTGTCACCCCGAATGGCGGCGATATCACGATTTCTTGGTCGGCATCTGGGATCTTCGCGCTGTAGGAGGCGATCATGGCCGACCGATTCATCAAAGACCCGGACGCCATCCTTGACTATGCGGTGGATTGGGAGGCATGGCTGGGCACAGACACGATAGCAAGCGTGACGTGGACTGTGCCCGCTGGCCTGACGCTGGACGCACAAAGCCACACCGACACAATCGCGACGGTGTGGCTGTCGGGCGGAACGGCGGGGCAGAGTTATGCGCTGGGCTGTGCGGTGACGACGGCTGTCGGTCGCGTGGACGAACGCACGCTAACCATTGTGGTTGTGGAGAGATAGGGCATGGCAAAGAAAGCCGTCTGGCAGAATCGCATCGTGGGCCATGCAGACGTAGACCCGCAGACACTAACCGCCAACCCGCTCAATTTTAGACGCCACCCGAAGGCGCAGGCCGACGCGACCAGTGTCGCGGCCGGTGACCAACCGGACAAGGGCGGTGCAACTCCGCCCCCCCCGCTCCATACACCGGAGCGCCTGCCATGACTGCGCCGAAGGGTGCGACCAGCGCACACCGCATTGCCGAAATTGAGCGCCGCACGCAGGCGCTGCGCTACCGCAAGGCGGGCCTCTCCTACGAGCAAATCGGCGCGCAGATGTCCATTACACGCCAGGCAGCCTACCAGTTGGTGCGCAAATCGCTGGACAGCATGCAGGCGGAGAATGTGGAGTCGCTGCGCACGCTCGAGAATGAGCGCCTTGACGATATGCTGCGCGCCATCTATGCAACTGCCACGAAGGGGGACACCGGCGCGATTGACCGCATCCTGCGCATTATGGAGCGGCGCGCCAAACTGTGGGGGCTGGATGCGCCGGTGAAGCAGGATGTGACTAGCGGCGGCGAACGGTTGCATCACATTATTGAGGTGGAGATTGGGCCAAGTCTTGACGGCGGAACCGTTGACGCACAAAGTGCGCCACACGACGATCACGAAGCCGCAAGTGGAGTTCTGGAATAGTCCCGCACAATTTCGGGCGTTCGTGGGCGGTGTGGGCAGCGGCAAGACGCGTATTGGTTGCCTTTCGTGCATGGCGCAACCAGCCGGTTCGCTGGGTGTTGTGGCTGCGCCCACTTATCCCATGCTGCGCGATGCGACGTTGCGCACCTTTGTGGAACTCACACGGGGCGCGGGCGTGCTGGAAAGTTTCAAGCAGAGCAATATGCTTGCCCGCCTTATCAACGGCACGGAAATTATGTTTCGCAGTGCGGATGACGCCGACCGCTTGCGTGGGCCAAACATCGGCTGGTTCTGGCTTGATGAAGCGGCCATGATGCCGGTGGACGTGTGGAACATCATGTTGGGGCGCTTGCGCGAGAAACCGGGGCGCGCATGGATTACAACAACGCCGCGCGGCGACGGCTGGATTTACGACAAGTGGGTGCGCAACGCAAAGGCGGGCCACGCCATCATTCGCAGCAGCAGCCGCGACAATGTGTTTCTGCCTGCCGACTTTGTGGACAATCTGCAAAGCGCCTACACGCACAGATTCGCAAGGCAGGAGGTGGATGGAGAATTCCTGCTTGATGTGCCCGGCGCGTTGTGGAAACGGGAAATACTGGACGCCAACCGCGTGGACAATGTGCGCGTGCTGAACCGCATTGTCGTTGGCGTTGACCCAAAAGCCAGCGCAGAGGCGGACAGCGAAACGGGCATTGTCGTAGTCGGCGCAGGCCCGGATGGTCACGCCTACGTGCTGGGGGATTACAGCATGGACGGCACACCGGAACAGTGGGCGCAGCGCGTGGCCTATGCCTACGAACAGCACGAGGCCGACCGCGTGGTTGTGGAAATTAACCAGGGCGGGGACATGGCAACAAGCGTGCTGCGTGCGACCGGCGTGCGGCTCCCCTTGCAGGCAGTGCGCGCCAGCCGCGGCAAGGCAACACGCGCCGAACCTGTGGCCGCACTCTATGAGCAAGGCAAAGTGCACCACATGGGCAATCTGCCAGGACTCGAGGATCAACTTTGCAACTGGGTTCCCGGCGACAAATCGCCTGACCGCCTGGACGCCCTTGTATGGGCCATTTCGGCGCTGATGCTTGACGGGCAGCGTTCGCCCCACAGAACACGGGAGTATTGAGATGCTCGACATTATGCGCCTGACGCCCGACCAACTGGAACGCTACATCCACCTACAGAGCATTGTCGACCGGCAGCAAACTGACGCCGACAAAACAAGGGCACTGCGCGCCTACTATACCGGCGAACACCCCGTAATGCTCACGCAACGGCAGCAGGAGTATCTAGGCCCGCTCATCAACAGCGCGGAATTCACCTTTGCGCACAACCTTGTGCGCGTGGTGGTGAACACACTTTCCGAGCGATTGAGCGTAAATGGATTTTCCGTCAACGGCGTGGCATCCGTTGACGATGACGGCACTGCGGGCGCAGCGGCGCTGTGGACGCTGTGGAAGAGCCTGGCGGCAGACCTGATTGAGCAAGAACTTTACCCGGCGGCGCTGCGTGACGGGCGCGCCTACATGATGGTTGATTTTGATGCGGAAACGCAGGGGCCGCGCTGGGTGATGCACGAAGTGGATGACGGGCGCAGCGGCATCATCATGCACCGCGACCCAGGCGATCCGCGCAGGGTGCTCTTTGCGACGCGCTACTGGTGGACATTTGACCCGCTGAAACCAGGCGCAACCGGGATTGAGCGCAAGACGGTTTATCTGCCCGGCGAAATTCGCAAATACCGGCGGGGCGGGGCCGGGCAATGGCAGCCGGTGCAGGATGACGACGATCCGACGTGGCCGCTGCCGTGGGTGCACAAGAGCGGCGAACCAATGGGCGTCAATGTGATTGAGTTCGCCAATCCAGGCGGCGCAGAATCCGAAAACTTCATTGGCATGCAGAACGCGCTGAACAAGTCGTGGCTAGACCTTCTGGCCGCGGCGGACAGCGCGGGCTTCCCGGTGATGGTTGCGGAATACATGGATGCGACGGGCATGCTTAATGCGCAGGGCAGCGACGCCGATATCACAGGAGCCGACGAATTGAACTTTGGGCCGGGGCGTCTGTTCGAGATTGAGCGGGCGACGGTGAAGCGCATCGAAGCGGCTAACCTGACGCCCATGCTTGATGTGATTTGGGCGTTGACTGCGGCCATTGCAGGTGTAAGCCGCACGCCGCAGTACTACTTGCGTCCTGTGGGCGGGGCTGACGTACCCAGCGGGGAGGCG